GGCCTGTGCTGGTGGTGGTGGTGGAGGTGGGGCTGGTGGAACGTAAACTTTAGGCTTTAGGAAAGACATTATACGCTACTCCCTGTTGCTGCTTTGGCGCTTGGTGTAGAATAAGCGACACCGTAACCTTCCATTAAAGTACCGCCCGCACCTGACCGCTTTGTTTTAGTACGGCGGCGCGATGTATCTGCAAGGATTGTGTCGTCTGGCACAACCTCTGGCGTTACCTCTGGTGTGACTTCCGGTTCTGGCGTTGGCGCACCGCCCAGCATGGCACGGCGTTCTTCCTTGTCAGTGTTTAGCACAACGTCAAAAGTTTCAGCCGCTATCTTCTTAGTTGGCTTCTCAATAACTTCTTCAAAAGCCTCAGCCGCTACTTTGCGAACGCCCTTAACACCTTTGTCTATTGGTTTCTTAATAATCTTGGGAACGAAACTTGGTAATCCACCGCCCATTTTTAACTCCTTAGTGCATGAAAGCCTAGTTTTTGCGTCTCAGTGCGCAGCCAGTACGCATTTTTATAACCTTTATTAGATAACACACTTTTAAGTTTTCTGAAACCTATAGCTATGTTTCTTTTGCCGCCAAGGGCAATGAAGTCGATTATCCAGGGTACTGAACCACCACCATCATAACCGCCCTCTGGGAACTCTAAGCTGTCAGTATACTCAACAATCTGTCCATAATTAGGAAACGCCCAGGTCGCAAAGCATATAGGCATGTCAGAATTATCTCTTAGAACTATATACTGGTCTAAGGTCATCGGCGGTCTAATGCAGCGTTCAACTTCTTCAACGCCCCACCAGCCGTGGTAATCACTCCAATCAAGCAGATACTTGATGGCATCTACATCAATAGACTTACTCATAACGTAAAAGGGTTGTAATCCATATCCGCAACTTGCTGCGGAGGTTTCGTAAAGTTACTTCTATTTTCGAGGCCAACAGCGAGATACCGAAACGCATCTGCCGCATGTGACGTAAAATCATGTAACGGGTGGTCTCTAAAAACTTTGCGCCTATCATCCCATTCCTGCCTGTACTGCCGTAAATACTCTACACCTTCATGGCATTTATCTTTATCAAAGTAACACTTGGGTATCAACATCCTTGCCGCGTTAATACCGTCTGCCACTTTCATCTTAGGAATAACCTTAAACTTAATCCCTAGCGTATACGCTGTTTCTAACCTGGACTTGCCTGACCCTAGTTCCCGCACCTCAATGTCATGCGGCGCTAGGTGGTCGCCATAATTATAATCTTTCTGATTAAGAACGTCAGCGTAATGGTCTAAGCCAACACCGCTGCTTTCGTAGTAATCAATAATATTAACCGCACCGCCACGGAATATCTGCGCAAACCAAATTGCTGTGGAATCATTTATACCCAAATCCCAAGCAGTATGCACAGGATACATAGGGTCATATGGCACCCGCGTCACCCTGCCGTTATCATCAGCATCGGAAAGTAACTTCGCATAATAAGCGCCAATAATAGCAGCAGTAAACGAACACTCATACTCCTGTTCATACTGTTCCGGTGTCATCTGTGCCTGGGCAGCTTGTAGTTCTATATCTTTTACCAGCCCACTCTCACTAGCCTTGACCGTTTTATGATACCACTGGTCAGACCCGTTCTCGACTTCACTCTTGGCAGTTTGCATTAAATCAAAAAAATGATTATGCCCTGCCGGTGTGCCTAGAAATATAGCCGCACCCTCTCTATCAGACAGCGCCGGTCTAACAACCTCCCCCCATACCCTTGGGTTCTGCATGCCAAACTCATCAAACGCACACATATCTAAATAAATACCACGCAAGCTATCTGGGTTCTCAGCAGACAAAAGCATCAACCTACCGCCATTAGGAAAGTCCACCCGCAGTTCTGTCTCATTAAAAGAAACACCTGGTATGACACCCGCATAATACTTCACATAATCCCAAGCAATCCGCTTCGCCTGGGTAAACGTAGGTGCCACAAATGCCACTCTCGGCCTTGGCAAGTCACAAGTCAGGGCTTTCTTTATCAACTCATTGACTGCCCAGACAGTCTTGCCAAAGCGCCGGTGCATGACCAGCACGTTCCACCGCCTTAGATTGTTGTGCATCTCTGCCTGTAACTCTCTAGGCTTGTACGGTATCTTAACTGCCTGTGCCACTATCACTCTCCCACAGTATCCTAACAGTACCATCACTGACCTCTACGCCAGCACGGTTCTTAGCTTCCCCAAACTTCTCAGGCAATACCTTGCCTACCTTCCACCGCACATGATGCGCATAGTCTCGCAACACATTCGGATTGTAATCCTTCCTGCCATGCAACGCATCGCTATACAGCCCGTCTAGTTCCTCTAGCGCCTTCTCCGCACTATACTGCTGTGCTTCCTTCACAGCCGCAGCAAACTCCTCATCGCGCTTGCAACGCTGGTAGAAAGCAGTCCTGGACACGCCAGTAGCCTCACACACATCAACAATACTATGCCCGTCTGCAATGCTGGATAGGATGATGTCGGTTCGTTGCCTTGTTAGCTTGGTCATGGGTTCCTCTTAGGCTGTGTGTTGAATAGTAGGATTTAACATATATAAAGCAGGCCGCGCGTGTCTGGGGGTGGTGGGTCGCAAAACATGCCCCCCTATGCCTTGCGCTGCCGAAACAATGCAGTGTGGCTTTGTTGCAACAGTGTGTGACATATTTGCCACAGTTGGTTTTGTGTGATAGCCTTGCCGCCGTGCAATGCAGCACGGGCAGTCTTGTGCTTTGTGCGTGTATTGAAATGCAAATCAAACCCCATTCAAAACAAAAGCCAAGCAATATCAACACTTGCCCAACACCAGCCACAGTAAGGGTTTGCGCTGCATGTGTAAACTTTTTTTGCATTTTTCTGCATTATGTGGGTTGACGGTGCGCGGATACTGCGCTAGGTGTTGTTTATCGCAACAAACCTTGGAGGGTTAACAAATGGCTAAAATAACTAAAACACAACAAGAGACAATCGGCTTCATGCTTATGTGGTCAAACGATTTCATTCGTGCCTTACACCATGACTACAACGACAAGAACTTGGACTGGTACGCACACATGGCGGTCAAAGAGTGTAACGAACTTGGCATGGATGCCGCCGCAGTTCTTGGTGACGCATATATCACATGCGCTAATCGTTACAACAACCGGCGCGCAGCTTAACCGCTGCCGCCCAAACCTTGGAGGGTTAAACAATGGACGACAAAGCAACAACATTCTCAATCGTGCTTGGCGTAATACTACAGCTTGCAAGCCTTGGCCTTGCGGTCTCAGGCTTTCACCATGTCAACGGCTTACTTGTGCCGGTGGTGTTAGGTATCACCGGAACCTTTATGTTCTGGTGGCCTATGATTCAATCTAGCTTGGAGGGTTAAACAATGACTAAAGTTTCTAACATGACCAGCAGCAACGGCAACAAGGTTGCCAACCAATTCATCGTCTTTGAGTCGGAAGCAACATATTTCCAATCATACCAGACAGTGATTGCTAAAACCTGTTTTGAAGATGGCGAACGCAAGATTTTTCTTGATGCCGATAGTTGGGATTATTCAGTCACCACCAGCAAATACCGCAATCAGTTTCTGGGCATTGATACAAAGGAAACAAAGCGCCGTATCAAAGCCGGTGAAATCCAGCTAATCAATCTTAATTAGGAGGGCAACGCAATGAGAAAGACTCACAACATCAATGCCGACAAATATCTGTCAATCAATGCTTGGCTAGCGGCACGTTATGCCAGAACAGACAAAAACGGGCGGCGCTGGCTTGACCAGTATATCGGCGGCAGGCCAAGCAAATATAAGCGGCTAGAGAAGGCATTTTTTGACCGCTATGTCATGGCATCAAGCAATTGGAGGGTTTCATAATGTTACGCGAAACAATCAAAGACATAATCTTTGCTGAGAAACAAGCCGAGTTTTACGAAACCGAAAGCAGCAAACGCTATAAAATGTGGATGGCTGAAGCATACATTCTGCGCCGGTCAATAGGCGAATTTCGTCCATGGCACCAGCTAATTGCAATCTTTGATTTGCGCGGGGAGGTGTAGACCAATGACGCAAAAAGCTTTTGACGCGATTCTATATCTTATCGTTGGCCTCATGCTTATGGGTTGGATTGATTGGCTTTGGTTGTTCGGAGTTCAAGACAGTCAAAGCTATACTTGGTGGGCTGTAATGACCTACCTTGCCCCATAACAGGCAAAACCCACAAACACTACCATTGACGGGCTAATGCCTGTCAGTGGCCTTCAAATCGCTATTAAACCATAGGAGGGTTGAACAATGGCACTAGACAAGCAAACATTCATCGAACTAACAGCAGAAATCGCCGACAAGATGGTGAATATCGAACTAGGCGAACATCAAGGCTTAAAGGTCTATGAAGTTACCGAAACAGGCGATGAGGAATATACCGAGGCGGCACAAGAGGCGTTTAACAGGCGCGTGGACGAAGTTTACGCAATATTTGCAGAAAATGGGTTGGTCTATGACCATCTTCTTTAGGAGGGTTAAACAATGAAAAACTTAGATGGGCTTAGCGCCTTTGCATTTACCAGCAGCTTTATAAGCAGCGTATTGGGCGAGATAGTATCAACAAACCAAAAACCATTTACCGCGCATTGGACTGGTAAAGTCTTGGACGTAATGACTGACAACGATAGCGGGATTGACTACGTTTGCAGCTTATCACTATCAGACAAAGGCAAGCCGACAATGTGGGTTTGTGATGGCATGATTGACGCGAAAGCCATGTATGCCTTGATAGGCTATGCAAAATATCACGACATTGAATTGGAGAAATAGACAATGGCAAGCACTGCAATAATAGATTTCGATAGCAGAGAAATAACCTTTGAAGCTTTCGACAAGATTTTCAAGCTAGACAAAACTTTTGTCGGTTCTGAAAATTACCTTGGATTAGCCTATTTCTGGGCTATGGAATACAAGCACTATTTGCGCGATTGCAGCATGGCAAAGCGGAGAAAGATACACAAGAAATGGCTGCAAGCTGGCCTAGACCTAACAGGCATCAGCGACCAGCATCTAAACATCATCAAGACTGTTCTTGATGGGGTGACACTGCCAACAGGCATAACAGTAGAGAAAGAGGGGCAGTCATGCAGCTAGTATTTCATCGCGTGAAATTCACGACCAACATAGCAGACCAAACAACATACAAGGACGACTGGCAGCTATGTGACACAAAAGACGAGGCAAGGCAGCAAATCCTTGCCTTGCACAAGATACACGGCGACAGCCT